AAAAGAATGTCGAATGCCAAGACAAATCAAAGAAAATTAGCCAAAGGCATCGAGACAAGGAATAGCCCCTGCCTACGTTATCTGTTGGGTAAACTTTTGCAACACCATATCCAAACGTATAACTTACTGACAGTCAACTACTTACAAAGAAAACTTGTGTGTTCTGTATGTATTTTTATTTAGAATGGATATAAACAACAACTTTTTTACAGGTTAGAATGCAAAAAAATGCAAAAAAAATTTGGTGGATTGAAAAATCGGTTGTAGTTTAGCCCCAGATTTCAAAAGCAAATCTACGTTCTTTCAAATACTGCCAATACATACACGACAAGAGTAGACGTGTGCCACAAGGCAAATCTACACGAGTCAGCACCCAAGTGCCGTAAATTATAGGAAAGGAAGTTACGCTATGCAGTATGCCAAACCTGATGACAAGGTAGCAAGTGTGAAAAAAGTGTTAAAAAATTTGGTAGTTACGAAATTTCGCCGTAGTTTAGCCACAGAATTCAGACATAGTGCAGAGGACATAAGAGGGGTACAAGTCAGCTCCGTCCGATGAGACCGAAAAAGTGTAGTACGAAGATACTATAGTAAAACAAATGAGGTCATAAAGCGTAAAACCGATGCACGATTGATTAAGATACCACAGATGACTTTCAGACCTTGCAAGGTATCAGCAAGTGGCTCTGTAAGAGGTAAGTATAAAGACTCCTTGTGAAGCAGAGGGATACGTCGGAAAACCTGCGACGATTCAACACCATCGATAAGATAGGGATATGAGGTTAAAGCTATGCGTAAATTTAAAGCGACTGCGAATGCTTGAGAGTCAAAAAATTAAACTGATGCAATGGTTGTATGGAGGTTCGATTCCTCCAGCATCATCTAAATTCAATACAATGAGAGATTATTCAAGGGAAATAAAGGATTTCCAACAATACGTTTACGATTTCTACAACAATAGAAACGGAGTTTATCCTATCGCTACGGCAGATAAGATATACCAATGTGTAAACCAATACATTGAAAGCAAACCACTATCGGAATTGTACTTCGATAGCTTTGACAGAGAACAAGTAAGAACTATTTTAGAGCCAAATTATTCGATATTATGATAACAAAGACAATTAGTATGAAGTCTGTGTATGGAAACTATACCAACTTCACAAAACAATTTAATGACGAAAAACACTTCGACAACTGGTACAGATATATCAGCAATAGAGGACATAAAATTATAGGAGTATATGACAATTAAAAAACTACGAACTGGAATTTGGGTGGTAGAAGCACCTACTCCAACTGGGACAAAAATCGAGGTCTTCAAGACCTATGAAGAGGCAGAGAAGTTTATGTTTAAACAAGTGCCATTCTTAAAATTCTTAACACAACTTAAAAACTCATTAAGATTATGACAGATTTAGTGATGAAGCACCTAATGTCAATGGGGTGCGAACTGGGAACATTACTCAATGTAATGAGATTCCTTACAGACAATCCACAACTTGAAGACAAGGTGGTGGAAATGTGGGACACCAACAAAAGTGATATCCTCCACGATATCATTGGACTATTAAGAAACGATGAACACTTTATACCAAGAGTATTATGAAGAATTTAAATAACTACATCTTCAGCGAAGAAGACAGAGACAGAATTGAGTTTGACCAGTACGGCAGACCATACATTCAAGACACAATGGGCAGATTTATGCTCTCAAGAAAAACAAAGTATAACTACACAATCAAGAACTAATGATGGTAAAGTATGCAAGAGTATGCGACATAACTGGCGAGGGTATGAACGAAGGGTTTTGTATCCTCAACGGCGAGATGTACATAAAAAACGAAGAAGACTTGCTCAATCACTTAAGAGAGCAGGACTTTTCCTTTGAAGACGAGCAGGGGAATAAGATAGACGTAAATGCCTACGAAGACGAGGAGTTAATGGAGTGGGCGTACAATGATGAATACTACTACTACACAGAGTGGGAATAAAAACTAAAGCAATGTATACAACAGAAGAAATTATAGAAGAAATAGGGTACCTAAACCCTACACAAGACGAAGTAACAATGATTTTAAACCTTGCAAGTGCGATGATGTGTTCAATACACGAAGCTACTTGTATGATAATGGATAACAATTAAAACAACAATTATGAAAGCAATTTTAAACTTTATCAAAACGTACATCGTAACGATTGAATTAGGGAGTGCTCCTTCTGAAACAACGTGGCGATAACTAACCAATAGAGATATTTTTAAAATGGGGTGTGGAGTCGACAATACTGTATTGAGGCAAGAAGCTGAATTGTGAGCCACAATAATAACACTTCCCCCCTTTTAAAAATTAACACAATAAAACAACAAACATTATGAAACGATTAACAACAAACGGAATTAAGAACTATCTCATCAAGAACTATGGCGAGATACGACACGACTGCGACAAGTTAAAAGAGACTTGTCAGACCATATCAAAACGATACGGATGCACACCGATCGAGATGTTTCACTTTATGATTGAGAACAAATCAATCAAGGGTTTATACACACATAGCTACGGCTTCAACACAAGAAGTGGTAGAGGTCTCAAGGAAGAATTCACTAACGAATATTACTCACTATGAATGAGTTAGCCAACAACAAGAACAAATACTACTCACTATGAATGAGTTAGCCAACAACAAATTAGGAATACATTAAAACAAAAATAGAATGAAAACGATAGAATACGCAGAGAAATGGTTTCAACTTCACGACATACCAACTATAGTAGATGACGGAAGTATATACGTACAAGTACAAGACGGATTTGAACTTCAGCTATCAACGTCAGAGGTATTATACAGAGCAGAGTTATATGAACAATTAGACAAATGACAAAATCAGATTTTATATGGTTGTGCAATCAGCACACAATCGATCCGTCCATAGCTTTGGAGGACGAAGGAGTAAAGAACATTTTAAAACAACACAAGGGTAGTGTGATTCAGCAGTTAGCTTTGAATACATACCTAACAAACAACTATTAATTATGGATTTAAAAAAAGTATCAACGGAAGACCTACGGAGTGAGTTAGAATTGCGTGGGTTTCAGACAGACAATCTATGGCATACCATAGATGTGACTGAAAATTACGAGTGCGACTCCGATGTTGCAATGGATATCCTTGCGGATGCCTTAAACAACGAATGGATAATTGAGCAAATCTTCGTAGCCATTGACCAAATTGCACAAGACGATTATGAATTAAAAAGAAAAGAGATATGAAAGTAAGAATTTTACAGCGTAGTGTATACTACAAGACGGCAGAGTTAGAGATAGAAATCCCTAACGACATTGATGAGTTTGATATTCAGCAATATATCAATGATAATGAAGACCTTTGGGTTGATGAGATAGACCACAAGATTAACGAGTCTGAATTCATGTTCGGATTTGGAATGGATAGTGGGGATTGGACAGACGATGACCAAGACTCCGAATGGAGATACGAATGTGACGAACTAAAAATAGGAGGACACTTATAAAAACAATTTTAAAATAATAAATTAACAATTAAATAAAATGCCAAACCACGTTTTTTGTAACATATCGGTTGAAGAAAAGTATGCCGATAAACTAAAAGAGATAGCTGAAGTAGGACTTGCACAATACTACAAGCCAAGACCTAAAGAACTTGAAAACACAACTGCTCCTGCACGGATCGGAGAGACTATTACAAAAGAAGAGTCAGACCGACTCATAGAATTGTACGGACACAACAACTGGTACGACTGGTCGTATCAAAACTGGGGAACGAAGTGGGGTTGTTATGACAGCGAATATGAAGACGGACACTATCGTTTCACAACTGCTTGGAATCCACTTCACACAGAGATTTTAGATATGTTAGCCAAAGACATCCCAGACTTCTTATATGATTGGGAAGAGGAACAAGGATATGGTCAGGAGATTGAGTACGCCAATGGAGATGGAGCAGTAGTTTTGGACTATGATGTACCTAACTGGGAAACCACAGACAATGATGAGATATACTTTCTTGCTGAGGACTATGAAAGCCCACAAGGTTTTTTCAAATCTGGATACTATATCGATGGATTCCTCGATAGTTTTTTAGCTGAAACATATGAAGAAGCATTGAAAGAACTATGATAGTAATGGTAGTAAATGGCAACAGATACCTCATCAACGACCAGTCAAAAGGTTGCGATGAGGTCTGTGCCAAGATATTAGAAATGCATCCAAGCGATGCAGCAATAGACTTTGATAACGTAAAACCAATAGATTATGAGAGAGCAGATTTTATTAAACGCCTTCTTGAAGGCAACAGAACTGATGGACGTTGATCCGTTGGAGCTGGATAGATTCTTCCACGAGGGATTTTATCAGCCGATGGATAGCGTAAAAAACAACTTGGATTCATTACAAATTTTTCTGAACAATGGACTGGAGACAAGTTGAAATAGAAGCACTACGAAACAAGCTACAGTGGTACAGCTTGTTCGCAGAGTATGTAACAGAAAGTGACCACGATATGTATAACAAGGCATGTGATTATGCCGATAAACACAATTAAATTATGTTAAATAAACTATTAAAGACAAAAAAGTTTCTTAACGAGAGTCCAAAGACAACACTTAAGTTATTGATCCAAGAAACTGGGTTGACTCAAGATGAGTTTGACTTTCTGATCAACAACAAGATTGTAGAGAGACGAGGTAAAACCAAAGGAACACGTTTCTACTGGGTAGGTCGTAAGCCAGATTACACTATGGTGCAAGATTTCCTTACAAACGGAGACTTTATTGAGACTCAATCTATGTTAGATTTGGTTGTAGATAAGTATGACCTAAGTGTGAGAGTGAACGATACTGTAACGCTTCGCCTTATTAATGATAGGAGTGCATCGTTGCGTAGGGACAACGGAGAAGAGGTTGTATTCAATGATCCAGTACGACTTAAAGACGTATTATCCTTAATATCATAATGGTAGCTCTGCGTTCTGCTTTGGTTACGGCAACTATATATCATGCCGTGCCAGAGCAGACCAATGCAGACTACTTAACAACGGCATCACTTAAGAAGATAAACAAAGACAATCCTCAAGGGCATAGATGGATCGCTGTGTCAAGAGACTTGGAGAAGTTAGGGTTTATTTTCGGTGCGTATGTATGCGTTGAGGGTGCTGGAGAAATGGATGGAATATGGCGTGTCGAAGATAGAATGAACAAGCGTTGGACCAACAGAATAGACTTCCTAGTCAATGAAGATATGACTGGAGGTAAGTGGGAAAACGTAAAAATATACATAGAATCGACACAATAATTAAAAATCGACATCAAATCGACATCGGGTAACTAACTGATAACCAACTATTTAACTATACTGGTGTCGATAATGTCGATTTTTTTACTAATTACAAAAAAATAAATGGAAATAAAATATAAGGGAGTACATAGAAAAAGAATAGCAGGGAGAGATTACTTTACTTGTATATTTGGTCACGACGGAACTACGTATAGATTTGGTTTATATAGTACTCCAAAGGAAGCTGCGAAGGCGCATGACTTATTCGTGATTAAGAATAGAATAAAAAGAGAGACAAACTTTTTTAAGAAAAAGCTTGCATAATTGTTAATAATTAAATAAATTTGTAATATGAGCAGAACAAAGCAACTACTAGACAATATGTTTGAGGCACATTTCGATGCCCAACTAAGATACCAAGAAATGATTCACGAATTTAATAAAAACCTTTACAATGGCAACACTGGAACAGATCTGGATACAAGCGAGAAGTAAGGCTGGTTCCGTGTTTATAGACACGGATAAGTATGAGTCTTCTATTTATAGGGGGATAAAAGTCGTTAAGGATGAATCTGGAGTAAGGATATACTCAACTGAGACTGAGTTCTACAAGGACATAACGGACGAATTTGTAATGGATAGTTTTGTTATCGGTGTGAATGAGTACCTTAAAAAGAAATACCTAAGAACACTCGATCAGATTGAAAGAGCTATTAAGAAAAACTTAAATGGCAGTAAAAATCACAAAAAATTCTCTTACCTAAAAGCAATGAGAGAAAACATAATAACTAAATACAATGAAATCAATACTTAAAAAACTTCAGGACGACAAGCATTACTATGGTGCTTATGGTCGTAAGTACTTATCTAACAGTAATATAGGAGTACTGTTAACTAACCCAAGAGATTTTGGCAAACCTCAACAAGAGAGTTTACCTATGGTGCAAGGTAGATATTTTCATGTATCTATGCTTGAGCCACACAAGAAATCTCAGTTCCATATCGTCGATGCTTCAAGTCGAAACACAAAGATATACAAGGAACAATCTGGGGGTCAGTTGAAGTTGCTTTCAAAGGAAGCTACTCAGCTTGACTTGGCTATTGAGACTATGAAGAACAACGATGAGTTATCTTCTGAGATATATTCTGATAGTGCTCAGTATGAGGTCCCAATGATCGGCAACTTCTTTGGAGTAGAATTCAAGGGCAAGGCTGACATTGTCACTAAAGATAAAATTATTGATATCAAAACCTCAAGTGGTATAGACTCCTTCAGAAGAAAGGCTAATATGTATAACTATGACAGCCAAGCGTTTATATATACTTCGATGTTCGGACTGCCTTTCGAGTTCTTTGTAATTGACAAGGACACACTACAGATGAAGCGATTTGCGTGCAGCGATGAGTTCCTTGAGAGGGGTATGAATAAGGTAGAGAGAGCTGTCAATGTATGGAAGCGTTTCTTTGGACCAGATGCAACTGATGACGTGGAGCAATATGTAATGAACGAGGTATTGTAAAAAAGAAACAAAACCAATACTAATTGTATCATTAATAACACATTAGCCCAAGCGGTCAGGGCAAGATGACCGTGATTTAAATCCTTTTAACTATGGCAAGAATAAGCCACAACACAGAGAAGAGCACTAGCTCTAACCCAACGTCCAAGTATTTGGACTGGAAGTCAAATGACAAATCTTTTAGTTTCTATGATAAAGAAGCTGGGGAGAACGTCAAAGTAGGTCTACCACTAAAGTTTGTTTTTCTACAGCACTATCACACAGTGAAGGGCTGGAACGACGCAAGCCAAAGCGGTATCTACGCTAACGAGGTGTACTACATTGGTAGTGAGCCTATGACTGTACGAGCCTTTAAGGGTGGTACTATCGCAGAGGGTATCTATAAAGATATCAAGCAAGATATTACTAACGCTGGAGGTAAGTACCACAGATCTGTCTACGTAATGCTGGAAGACGGAACAATCGCAAACCTTTCATTTAAAGGTGCAGTTGTTCGTGAGTGGTCCGACTTTATGGAGGCTAACAAAAACCTCGTAGACAATCAGTGGATTGAGGTTAAGTCAGCTAAGGATCAGAAGAAGGGTAGTATTAAGTACAGCACACCAGATTTTACTTTGGGCGCTAACTTGAATGCCAAAGATTCTGCTAAAGCCGATTCTGTAGCGTCTGAACTCAAAAACTATCTTGATGCTTACTTCAACAAAGAAGAAGCTCAAGAGCCAGAGGAAGTAGAGTTAGACTTTTAGTTAAACTGAGAGCATGGGGAGGTAAGCCTCCCCTAACCTCTCATTAAAATCCAATGAAAATGAAATTAGAATATCTTATAGGGATTGTATCAAATGTCACTGGCTTAGATATAACTTCTAAGTGTAGAGATAGTGATCACGTTAATGCGAGAGCAATATATTATGATATTGCTTACACCAAACTCAAACTTGGATCACTTGCCTCTATTGGAAAGTCTGTGAATAGGGATCACGCTACTGTTTTACATTCTATAAACAATGTATTTCCAGACCTTAAACGCTACTATAGGCAGTCTTATGATCAGTACAAGGAGATTTTAGATAGACTTGTTATAGATGATAATTTTGATGCAAGCAAAACCACAGAAGAAAGACTTGAGGATATAACTGATAAATATAACGAGCTATTGGCTAAGCACGAAGAGCTCGTGAACAGTATTGATACAGATCAAGAGGACGAAAGACGTCAGATGATTAAGTCTATAAGAAGACTACCGAGCGAAAAACTCACAACACTCAAGATAAGACTTGATGCTATTTTAAGAATGATATGAAGATTACGATATTTAAAAACATAAGGGAGATATACACTCCATTCCATAGGGATGTATCCTTTGTTCTTGAGCGTGTTCGTGACGGCAAACATAAGGATCTTATATCTTCCATCAGGAAAGAAAAAGACAAAACTAAGAGGAATGATCTCAAAAAAGAATTGCCAGCGATATGTTTTTCTGGTACATTTAGCAAGAGATCGGATGATGCCATACTTGAGCACAGTGGATTGATATGTTTGGACTTTGATGGTTATGAGAGTGAACAATCTATGCTGTCAGACAAGGATCTTGTTTCATCTGACCCTCACGTTATGTCTGCCTTTATCAGTCCAAGTGGAAACGGATTAAAGGTTATCATCAAGATACCAGCTGAGATTGAAAACCATAAGCGGTACTTTGACGCTCTTGGCGAGCATTTCGGTTCAGATAAGTTTGACATATCTACTAAGAACGTGAGTCGTGTTTGTTATGAGTCTTATGATCCAGATATTTATATTAATATGGATTCTGAAGTTTGGAATAAGATGGCTGACTATGACTACAGACCAGTTGATAGACTCAAGGATAAGCCAACTATTCCCATCACGGATGACAATAAGATTATAGAGATACTCATTAAGTGGTGGACCAAGAAGTACCCAATGGTTGAAGGCCAGAGAAATAACAATGCCTTCATACTTGCGGCTGCTTTGAATGAATACGGAATTAACAAGTCTTTGGCTGAGTATGTGTTAAACAACTACGCATCGAATGGGTTTTCTCATACTGAGATAAAAACAACTATAGACTCCGCATATAGAGATGTAATGGCTCATGGAACAAAGTATTACGAGGACGATGCCAGGATGTCTAAGATACGCCAAAAGATAAACAGAGGCGAGTCTGCTGACTCTATTAAGGAATCAGTAGCTGATGTAGATGACTCCATTGTCAAGGCTGTCGTAAGCGATCTTGAGAAAGACTCTTCTATCAAGAGGTTTTGGCTGAAGTCAGAGCGTGGTGCTATTAGTATTGTACACTACTTGTTTAAAGAGTTCTTGCAACACAGAGGGTTCTACAAGTTTGCTCCACATGATTCAAAGAAGTATATGTTTGTTAAGGTTACCAACAACCTAATCGAGCGTGCCTCTGAGGAGGAGATAAAGGATTTCGTTCTTGGTTATCTGGAAAAGTTTGATGACCTATCTATCTACAACTTCTTCGCAGACAAGACACGGTATTTCAAGGAGGATTTTTTATCTCTACTTGATACGGTTGATGTTCACTTTGTTGAGGACGAGCAGGACTTTTCATTTATATACTTTAGAAACTGTGCCCTCAAGGTTTGTGTCGATGATCTTGTAATGGTTGACTATGTAGACTTGGACGGATATGTTTGGAAGGATCAGGTAATTGATAGAGATTTTGAATTTTGTGAGATCACAGATTGTGATTTCCAAAAGTTTATAAGAAACATATCTGGAGATGACGACAATAGGGTTGAGTCTCTTGAGTCTGCAATAGGGTTCCTTATGAGTGGATACAAAGATCCAGGATTTTGTCCGTCTGTAATACTTAACGATGAGGTCATCAGTGATAACCCAATGGGAGGTACAGGTAAGGGGTTATTTGTTCAGGGTGTTAGTATGATGAAGAAGGTGGCTATGATCGATGGTAAGGCATTTTCTTTCGACAAACCATTTGCATATCAAACTATAAACACTGATACTCAGGTTATATCTTTTGACGATGTAAAGAAGGGTTTTGATTTTGAAAGACTTTTCTCCGCCATCACTGAGGGGATTACCATTGAGAAGAAAAACAAAGACGCTATCAGAATACCATTTAAGTTTTCTCCTAAGATTGTGATTACTACAAACTACACAATACGTGGTAGAGGTAATTCATTCATGAGACGTAAGTTTGAGGTAGAGTTGAAGCAATTTTACACCAAAGAGTTTACACCAGTAGATGAATTTGGGAAGAGGTTGTTTGATGAGTGGGACGAAGACGAGTGGTGTGCATTCGACAACTACATGGTTAGCAATCTGAAAAGGTACTTGTCTACAGGATTGGTTCAATCGGTTTCTTCGAACACAGCAATAAAAAGACTGGCGGCTGACACGTGCCATGAGTTTATTGAATGGGTTGGCCTTGTTGAAGGCACTAAGGTTTGCGACTTAGTTGTAGTTGATGCTAGGATATTTAAGGATGAGTTGTATATGGATTTCATAAACGACAATCCAGACTTCGCTCCTAACGGTAAGAGGACCATATCTAGAACAGCTTTCTATAAGTGGTTAAATTACTATGGGGATTACAGAAGTGATATCCAGATAGAAGAAGGTCGATCAAAACAGGGTAGATGGATAATTTTCAAAACCGACAAGTATGAAGAGAAAAAAGAACAGCAAGATCTCATCCCAGGGTTGGAATTTTAATGATTTCAAATGGTGTGTGGATAATGACTTTCAGGTGTATATAGTCCCTATATCAAATAAAGAGAGTGTTGTCGACATGGATACTGGTGAGGTCATTGAGGAGTATTATAAGGCTAACGGACTGTTTAAGATAGCAGTCCGTAGAGGCGGAATAACTACAGAGGGTAAAGACTGGGCTATAGTAAAAGGAAGAAGGTTCAATAGTAAGGAAACCTTGAGTGGACTTACTTTCAGTAGTCAGACCGACGCAGAAAATCATTTGAACTATACTTATAAATACTTAAGAAATAAATATGGAAGAGATTGATGTAGCACTAAACACCTATAGGGTCATTATTCTAAATGAGGATCCATACTCTATGATTGGACGTAGCGAAGGCGCTGGATTTTTCTTAGATGTTTCCGATTGGCCATACATAGATTACCAGCCAAGAATAGATGCAGCTGAGTCTGCTCTTGAGATTTTAGCGGAGCATGAGCACTACGAAAAATGTGTTGACCTTCGGGATTATATAAAAGAATTAAAATATGAAATTCAGAGATTATCAAAACAAAATAATTGAACATGCTTGGAATGTTATTAATTTACATCGCTTTGTGTATCTTGCGATGGAAGTACGCACTGGTAAAACGCTTACTAGTCTCGGTCTGGCACAAAGGCTCGGAATAAAGAGGCTTTTGTTTTTAACAAAGAAGAAGGCTATATCTAGCATAGAAGCTGATTATGATTTGCTTTCTCCAGACTATGAAATGACTTGTATAAACTACGAGTCTATACACAAGGTCGAAGGAGATTTCGACATGATAATACTTGACGAGGCTCATACTCTTGGAGCATTCCCAAAGCCAAGCAAGAGGGCAAAACAGGTTGCATCAATGATAAAAAATTCTTTTGTTTGTTTGTTGTCTGGAACGCCTACACCTGAAAGTTACAGTCAAATGTATCATCAGGTGTATGGCATTCCTAATAATCCATTTAGAAAGTATAGAAATTTCTATAGGTTTTGTGACGATCATGTAAACAAGGTTCAAAGGCAAATAAATGGATTCATGGTTACAGATTATTCTGGAGGAAGGCAGAGTATAAATAATCTCATGAAGCCGTACATGATATCTTATACGCAAAAGCAAGCTGGGTTTGAGTCTGAGATTGAGGAGGAGATCCTAACCGTGAGAGTGAACACTGGAGATATTTGTAAGCAACTAAAAAAGGATTTGGTTGTTGAGATGGATGATGAAGTTATATTGGCCGATACAGGCGTTAAGCTTATGAGTAAGCTTCACCAGATGTACAGCGGAACTGTTAAATTTGAGTCTGGTAACAGCACTGTTCTTGACACAAGTAAGGCTGATTTTATTAAGTGGAAGTTTGATGGCCAAAAAGTTGGCATATTCTACAAGTTCAAGGCTGAGCTAGATGCGTTGAAGCAAGTCTTTGGCGATCAATTATGTACAGATTTAAGTACTTTTGATAGCACGGATAAGAATATAGCCTTACAGATAGTATCTGGACGTGAGGGTATATCCTTACGAAATGCGGAGCACATTGTGTTTTATAACATAGACTTTAGCGCCACCAGTTATTGGCAGGCCAGAGATAGGATGACTACTAAAGACAGGAAGTATAACAAGGTGTACTGGATTTTTGCTGAGGGAGGTATAGAAAAGAAGGTTTATAAAGCCGTGATCCAAAAGAAAGACTACACCCTAAAACATTTTAGAAATGATGTTGGCAGATGGTAAAAAGAAAGAGATAGAGTTTAGTAAGTTTTTTAAAAACGTGAAGGAGGCTACAAGGGAGCAGGATATTCACGAGCATTGGGATTTTTGCGTGAAGTATGATGTAAAGATGATCAAACGCAGAAAGCGCCATGAAGATTATGATGAAACTATCCATTGGGTTGAGCTCAAGAATGTGAACGGAGACAAGGGTTGGTTATATGGTGAGGCTGACTATTTCTCTTTTGAGATATTAGATTATTGGATAGTTGTGAAGCGAGAAAACCTTGCTGAATTTATAGCTAAAAAGTGTGCATCAAAACAGTGGTCCAATAGGCCAGCATTGTACAAGCTTTATCAGAGAAATGGTAGAAAAGATGTTATAACTATGGTAAAAACTATAGATTTAATGTATATTTCCGCTGATATTGTCAAAAAAAATGATTAAATTTGCTCTGTATGGAAGAAAAAACGTTAGGAATGATTAAGAAGACTGTTTATATAAACAGGATCCCATGTGACTTTTATCTTCCTCTTATGAACCCTAAATACCTTTCGGAAAAAAATCTTTGGGACACTCATGACGGAGCAACAGATACAGAAAAAACGTATAGATCAGCTTGAAGCTGAAGGATATTACGTTATTAAGTTAATTAAAACCAATAAGAATGGAATACCAGATATTGTGGCTATACCTCCGAACACGCCAGTTGTTTTCTCGGAGGTCAAGACTCCAAAGGGTAAGACTTCAAAGATTCAAGAATATAGATTAAAAGAACTAGAAAAATATGGATTCACAGTGGAAGTTTATAGAGGGAATTAATCTATACAAAATCACAGATGGGGTAGCAATGAGTATTCTTGAGTTTGAGGAGCACACGCAGGATGCGATATTTCACCTGCTGTCTCATGTTCCATATCCTGGTGACGGTGTTTATGACAGCGTTGCTATGGTGGTGGATGACAAGCTGAGGTTGGAGGTTAAGTTCTTGGGTGAGCCAGATCATTCAAACACCATTTATAACGTGCAAGATATAAACGATATAGATGTTTATTTAGATTATATTAATTCAAAAAAAGTAATAAGATGGAATACAGATACGATGATGTCGACAGGATTATAGACTTCGCAACTTGGAGTAAAAAAAAGAAGATTGATGAGTTGTTTAGGATAGACAGCTACATGTATACAAACCTTGGTTCAGACTCCACTAAGAAAGAGCGTGAGGATGTAAAAAGAAAGTCAAGATACATATATAGAGCTATACAGAAAATAAATCCAGGTCTAGCTAAAGACTTGATATATCACATGGATCGTTAATAACTTTTTAATAACCTCATAGTATTATTTCAGTTTCTTTAATACCTTTATGATACTATGAATATCGAACACCAGAGAGTTAGGTTTATAAACACCACAATGGACATGGTCCACGATCTCTGCGACGACCTCTACGAAGCTCTATTCGATGAGGATTTTGATGCTGTAGAAGAAACTATAGCGAATATACAAGAAATACTACAAGATTTAACGGAAACTTTTAAAAATGAAATCTAACAGAATATTAGTAATAGGAGATCTGCATGAGCCATTTTGTCTTGACGGATACCTGGAGTTCTGTCAAGATACTTTTAAAAAATACAACTGTAACCACGTTGTTTTCATTGGAGATGTGATAGACAATCACTATAGTTCTTATCACGAGACAGATGCAGACGGGATGGGTGGAAGCGATGAATTGAAACTAGCCATATCCAAAATAAATAAATGGTATGAAGCCTTTCCCGTTGCAGATGTCACTATTGGTAATCATGACAGAATAATAATGCGTAAGGCACAGACTTCGTCTATACCGAGTGCGTGGATACGTGAGTATAAAGATGTCTTAGGGACTCCAGAATGGAACTTTGTTGATCGTGTTGTTTACAATGACGTTCAATACATACATGGTGAGGGCGGAACCGCTAGAACGAAATGTCGTGCAGATATGATGTCGACAGTTCAGGGCCACTTACACACTCAATGTTACACAGATTGGTATGTGGGTCAAAACTTTAAGATATTTGGAACACAAGTTGGCTGCGGAATAGATCACGATTCATATGCTATGGCATACGCAAAGCGTGGCAAGAAACCAGCTATTGGTTGTGCTGTAGTTATAGACGGAAAAACCTGTATAAATGAATTAATGGAATTATAGTATGTGGACAGAGGATAAGACGTTGGACATTATTAGCGGGACAGAGTCGGCCTACATTAGAGATGTCCCTAGAAAGAATATGCCTGTATACACGGGGGTTATGAAGTATTTCCCCAATGCCCTAAAATATGTTTCTAGGATTAGTCAGACTGGCAATGATCAGCACCATCCAGAAAAGCCATTGCATTGGGATAAGAGTAAAAGTTTTGATCACACAGATGCACTTGCTAGGCATCTTATAGATCACTCACAAGAGCCCATCGATGATGATGGTATGTTGCACCTTGGAAAAGTTGCCTGGAGAGCTTTAGCTGCGCTTGAAATGCATCTTGAAGATGAAGGACAGGAATAATGCCAGATATAACAATGTGTACAGGAGAAGGATGTGAAGCAAGATTTACTTGTTATAGGTTTACCGCAAAGCCGAGTCAACGTCAATTTTACTTTCAAGGTTCACCAATAAAGAACAACGGATGTGGTTTTTATTGTAATAAAAATTATGAAACTAAAAATAGGTAGATATCACAGTCAATTAGGCATAGGTTTAACTTATACACATTTTAATGGTGTATATAAGGCTATTGTACTCGACTTAGTATTCTTTTATATTGAGTTAGTAATAAAAGATTATCCTAAAAATGGTAAGTGGTTTTATGAAGAGCAAAAAAACAAAGTAGAGCATGACAATGAGAACCTGCAATAAGTGTGACAAGAAAAAACGTGACAGCAAGTTTAAGAATAAAAACAAGAAAACTTGTTTAAAGTGTGAGTTTCGTTTTAAGTATTGGTTTCTTAGACAGCTCGCATACAAAAACAAACTAACTTCATATCAAAAGGTAGCTTCAAGGATTGGTTATATGGGAAGTGGTTTCCTTATAGCAGCTCAATGGACTATTGATCCAGTGTTTTATATAATAGGATTTATATTTGTTATAGTACAAACCTCTTCAAGAAAACAATGGAACCTTGTTGTTCTGAACCTAAATGGATTGGTTGCTTGGATTATGCACCTTATCTCTTCCTTCTAGTTCTCTTTCTCAACATCTTTTCGTACTCAGATAGCTCAGGCTCTTTCTGCTTTAACTCAGGTATCACACCCTGTGATAGCGACTCTATCTCTTGCTTTCTAAATCCAGCTGATTTCATTTTAGCCTCTATTACGCTGGGAGATACTCCTAGTTTTAATGCGTCTTGATAGTACTTAACGGCCTCAGACATGGCATCTTTATAAGCCTTGTTTGACTTGTCATATGCTGACTGAAGCTGTTCTTCAGTTGCTTTACCTTCCTGGGTTTGATACCAAGTTCTATTATATAAACTCGCAGCATTTCTTGCGCTACCTGGATCTGATTTACCTATACCTGCGCTCGCTATGTCTCTGAACTTAAAGAATATAGCATCCTCGACTTTTATCTCTCGTATTTTGTATCCAGAAACCTGACCGATAAATTCGTTTAGCCTACCTTGTTTTTTCTGGCTAACCTCTTGTCCAAGTGCTAAATCCACAAGGCTTTTCTTGTCATCTAAAAATATTCTTTCTCCAGATGTTAACGCTCCAGGGCTTAGTACTTTGTAAAGTTCTTTCATTACGACATCTGCATTTTGAGAGAATGGCTGATCTTTATCAACCTTACCTCTTATTGTAGATAGTGCATTAAATAAAATATCTGGTTCAACAAATGGTCCGAACACCTCATCTAATGAGTTTATGAAACCATCTATGCTGTCCTCACCAGACATGTATCCTATAAACGCTCTATCTACTACACCCCATGGGTCTGACGCACTAAGGTCTCTGTATTTAATCACTCCGTTTTCGGCGCTTTCTATAACTATAGAAGAGTTTGTTGACCATGGCGGAAGGAATGTTCTTACTGACTTTTCTAGCTCGTCGTCTTCGTCACCTATTCCAAGGGATGATAATACAAATGTCTTAAGGCCTATCAATGCCATAATACCCGAAAGTCTTTTTATGCCTATAGATCTTGTCTTAGGGTTTGCAAGTTCTTTTTTAGCTACATCTAAAGTATTCCATGCTGTTCTAATAGCTTCAATGTGGAATGATATAAATGTTCCAGCCAATGGCACCGCTCTCATTAGTTTTCTAACCTCTGGTAGCCTGTCGTAGTTTGGAAGCGTGTTCTTCACTATCTCGGTAACTGTCTTTTTGACCTCAGCCTTTTGTTTGTCTGTAAGTTGGTCGAATGGTTTTCCGAATAACGCTTTTGAATATCTCGCCTTGTTAGCCTCGTATGCAAGTATCTTGAAGTAATCATCTTCCGCTTGATACCAAGATTCAGGTTTAGATTTTAACTTCGTCCATGTTGGCTTGTTAAATCTTTGCATCATTCTCTTCTCAAAATCTTCCATGCTGTCAACTCGATTCTCTTTGCCAGACATCATATCTCTAAGGTCTCTGAGGGTTACACTCTGGTTGATTACACCAGCCTCAATATATTCAAGCAATTTATTGTTGAGATCCTCTCTCTTACCTCCAAACAAGTCATTACCAACAACCTTCGCTGCATTGTAATAATCTCTAGGGTCTATGTGACCATTTGCTAACATGAAGAACATGTTGCCTAAAAAGTTCTTTGCGTGTGTCCCTGGAGATAATATTGTTTTGTTGTACTTAACAAGACCTACAGATTTCAAATAGAAATCAACGGCTGATTGCAGTGGACCTAGATTTACACCTATAACCGAACCGCCTTTTAACGCCTCAGCTATCTCAGGACTTGTATACAATCCGTTTAAAGGACTCATCGTCTCTGTGCCTTCTGCGGCGATCTTCGTTCTAAAACCTTTAGTCTTATCGTCTTTAAAGAAGAACACACCCTCTCCTACTTCTTTCATCTTATTCAAGAAGTTCTGTTGTGCGGTGAGTGTAGCGACCTTGTTTACAGATATAATGTAATTCATAGCTGGTGAAGTGTATTCACCCATCAAAGCTCTAAGTTCAGCAGGTATGTCCTTTCTGCCTTTGAGTATGCCTAGATTTTTAGAAGCATCATTTGCATTTGATATAAACGCCTTAGCCTGATCTCTATCTAATAGACTATCAACCAATGCATCAACATTTTCTTGCAAAACTGTTTCTACAGGTCTGTTCTCTTCTTTAGCCTGCTTTTCGGCAGCTGGCCTCATTTGTTCCTTAAGATAATTCTTTGCCTTGTCAACAACTTCTTGAGCCACTTTATCTTTCCAGTTTTTGTTACTATAAACCTCGTATGATCGTGTTAAGTATGATCCAATATTGTTTAAGACATTTTCTTTTGAAGTGGTATAGTTCTTTCTAGCCTCTTCTTCTGTTTCAAATTGTTTTATAAGCTCTTTCTTTTGAGCCGTTGTAAGATCGTCAAACGCAACGTCTGAAACAGCGCCACTTTCCAATAAGGATAAAGATAGTGTGTCTATATGTGTTCGCATTTGGTTTGCAATCTTTTGTATGTTGTCTGGAAGCGCAACATTATCATCACCCCTCAAGAATGCATCTATGTCAGACATCAAAGATGCCTTATCGCCTTTGTACTTCTTGATTTGTTTTTCAAGCTTGTTCAAGGTGAATTTTGCTTTCTTTGTGTTGGCTTCAATATACCCATTTCTAGATTCCTTAGCAACCTGCATGCTCTTAGGGGCGTAAGCTCTTGCTGATGTTAGGAATTTAAGTATTCTGTCTAAACCTTTTAACGTCTTATTATCTATAACCTTTATACCTTCTTTTTTCTGAGCTTCAAGTCTGACTTTATCGTTGTAGTTTTTTACAGCTCTGTCTGCACCTTCAGGAGACATTCCTCTTTCTTTTAGGTATTCTCTTATTGCAGCATCGCTGATGCCAGCCTCTTTTGCTCTTTGTATAATTTCATTATTGGTTACTTGCTGTTTTCTAATTATAAACTGCTCGTCTCTAGCAATATCCTCGGTTTCACTAAGCAATGTGCTTAGCCTCTCCGCCTCAGTCATTGTCCTTCTGGCTTCTACGTTTCTAGATTCAACCTCACCAGCAGCTCTTTGGTAAACTTCATAGTCTCTCTTATCAGCAACTCTTTCAAGGTCTTCCATAACTTTATTTAGCGTTTCAGTGCTAGTAAATGGAAGTCCTAGTATTTCACGGAACTTTCTAAATGGATTTAGCTTTGTGTACTTTGTGTATAAGAAAGCATCTGTAAGACGATCCTTAGCGATTCTTGGACTAGTTCCCCTTCCAAAACCTTCTACAGTTTGGATAGCATGTTGTATTTCATGTAGTAAAGTAGATATAGCTTCTTTAGAGTCAGGACCAAATAAGTCTGGATTCATAACTATCCTCGCATTACCTTGTTGATATTGTCCATACGCATTTAGATTTGTGTTTGATTGAAACTCCATGTTTGCAGCGTCTGGGTACAACTCATATAACTCAGGAAAGTCCAAAACGTCTTTTAGCTTATACATCTTAAAACTTTGAAGGTCTTTTAATGGTTGAATAAAATCAGCTTCACCGTCGAATATTTCGTAACGCCACTTCTTATCCTTTCCTCTTTCCCATCCAGTAAGAAGCCTGATCTCTTGAGGAGTCTTACCTTCTTTTTCGATCTTAATTGCTTGGTAGTAATTATCTTTAGCTTCTTGCGAAAGCCTAGCTTTTTTACCTACTATTTGTTTTCTTGGAGATATGCCTTTCACTCCAATGCCATAAGGAGCAACAACCTGCGCCTTTTGAGACTCAGTCATTGCATCAGAATATTTCTGCTTAACATCATCTGGCATTAAGTCGTATGCGTTTACCTTTTTATTTGGTACACCAACAACTTCTCCAAGGACATCGTTCTCGTATGTTGAGTGATCGGACTTACCACCAAATGCAGTAGGCTTTAACACCAACATAACGTCATTCATCTGAAAATCATTCTGTGCGTAAAACCCATCTCTAAGATCATTAAGTTCAATGAACGCATTGTTGCCTTGCAAGAATGTTTTCAGCGGTGTATCTTTCTTTTGTTTAACGCCTTCAATAGCGTTTAAAAGTTTTTTTCTGTCTGGACTTTCAGTCAATGACTCCCAACTATCATGTCCCTCAAGAACATCTCTAATAGGTTTAGTAGGCTTAGCATTAAGAGCACCTTTTTTAAACGCATTGTAATCGCCTACTCTATCTTTAAGTATGTTTAGGACACGCTTGTTAAATAGCTTAGATTTTATAGGTGAACCACTCATTATAAAGATGTAGTCAGATTTGTTTATTAATTTAGAAACCTCTGCTTCGCCTTTCCCTGTAGCCCATATAGCTTTTTTAGCTCTGTTTTTTGGATCCAAAGCAAAACTTGGTCCAGCGTCTAAGAAGTGTTCTGTACCAACCTGAGTATCATTATATATACCTCTGCCTAGTTGATCTGCTACCCAGAACCAAACTTTTTGTCCTTTAGAAGAAATCTCATTTACAAGACCATCAATATCTATAATATCTTTTGATGTTACAAACGATAGGTCGGCAGGGGTATCTGAAACCTTAACCTCTCCAGATACCTGTTTTTTGTTTATAGTTGTTGGATCACTAAAGAATGTAGACGCTCCTTCTGATATCGCAGAAACATCGTTCTCTGTAATCGCCTCACCTCTCGCTACTTTACCTGCTATAGTATTGAGTACATCGATAACTTGATCATCGGTGAATGGTTTTAAACCAAACATCTTAGCAAGCCTATCTAACCATCTCTTAATAACGTTCTGCGTTGGCTTTGGAAGACTATCATATTCGGATGCTAGTTTACCTACAAGCTCTGCAAGTTTTTCTTCAGACCTAATATTTTGATCGTAATTAGATGCAAACTCGTCTAGATACGCCTTAAGCTCTGGAGACGCAACTTTTGTTACCGCCTTCATCATAGCGTCTGTAAGGCGTTGTGCCTCGGTATCTGTCTTAACCATATTAAGAAGTATAGCGTGGAATGTTTCGTGTGCTACAGTTCTTACGTTTGCTTTTTCAGGGTTAATATGTATGGTTTTTGTTTGAGGATTGTACTCTCCAGCTGTTTTCTGGGCACGGTTCTGCTCATTAGTTGCCTCTGCATAAGCTTGTTCACTCTCATGCACTACGATTTTCACGTCAGGTGCTACAGCTTTTAATGCCTTTTCAGCATTCTCTACCTGCTTTCTTTGATCAGGTGCTTTGAACATATCTCTCAATTGCTGAACTTCACCTTCTACTTTCGCAGACTCAGGCGAGAAATTTTTAGCGAGCTCATATGCCTGATCGTAATCCTCAATACGTTGCCCCTCTCCTTTTGTAGCCTTATATCCAGGGTCATAAACAAAGAATACGTTATCTGGACGATTCTTCAGGTTTGTTTTTTCCCAACCTTTAGGAGCAAACTCAGGGTTAAACGTCATCCGAGCGATAGGCCTGAAACCATTCTTTATATATATGTCTTCAAGATTCGTTCCCTTACCACTATCTACATTTACACCAAACGCATCAAAGAACTTACCTCCAGCTTCTATTCGTGCATCTTGAAGAACTTTTGCTGCCTGTGTTCTATCAGCACCTGGCTGTTTGAACAAACCACCCATGTAACCGTCTTTCTTGACGTAGGCTCCAGCCTTACCATCTTCGGTCATGAATAGCTTACCTCCTTCATCTACAATAGCTTGTGCATCTTCTTGTGTTACAGGTGTAACTTGCAGTTTATCTTCAACACGCTGAGCTATAGCCTCTTGCTGTGAGGCTGCAAATGCTGCTGTGTCGGTAGTTTCTTTTACCTCTTCTGGTTTGTAAGCACGTTCATCTACTTCCGTTTCTTGCTCAGGAGCGACCCGTACTTCTTCTTCCACTTCTTGTACACCCTCGGCTGGTTTAGCATCAGATATATCTCCTGCTTCTTGCTTTTGAATGGCATCGTTAAATTCTTTTAGTGCGTTATCGTTTATCTCTTGTCTTACCTGCTTGTAAACCTCAACATACTTTTGCTGAGGTGTAAGGGTAGGATCTAAATCTTTTGCTATCTCAGTACCTTTCTCCCCAAAAACCCTATCTACAGCTCCCTCATAATTTATAGACTGCGTAATTTGATTACGTCTGTTGTCTATATACTTCATCTGGTCCGTAAACTTCTTGGCGGCATCCTGATCCAGTCCTTTTAAATAATTGTCTATCTTAACATTGGCAACATCGTAGCTGTCATCGTTTTCAACACCAGCTTTTTTTAGCATGGAGTTTCTTACACCAGATAGTGTAAGCATCTCTTTTATGTTATCAGCGCCCATAAGAAGAGCGTCACCCTCCATGTTCGTGGTTTGTTCTGCAATACCAGATATTAAGTTACTGATATTGTTATGGATTGCAGTACGCTGGATATTACTGATATCTGGATCCATTAACATATCCTTAAGAGTTCCGATCTCTTGAGTTAATGAATTTATTTTGTTCTTGTACCTATTGACGTTTGTCTGCGTCATTATAGTGCTATATGCGGTACTTGGCGTGTTCATAGCGCCACTTGTAATGATAGATGTTACCGCAACATCATCCAAAGAAGATAGGTCGATCTGATCACCTAAAAATGCGTAGTCATTTATTTGAGTTAACAGGTCAATAGACGTTTCTTCTATAATTTCTCCACCAGTTCTCTTACCAAATTCCTTGACGGCTTGTTTTGCAGCCGTATAATTCGACCTCAAGATGTCATCCATGAAATTTGTTGGAGCTTTTAAGTCCTTAAGAACCTTTATAGAGTTGGGTACAGTACCAATAAAACGTGTAACAACACCTTCGACAAGCCCTGTTCCTATTACGGATAGTGTTTTTTCTGTTGATGATATTTTAGAGTCCTCTAAAGCTCTTTCAAGCTCATACTTTTGCATAAGGTATTCATCATCAGATATGATACCCTTAAGGCTTTCGAGCTCCTTCAGTGCTTTTTCCGCTACCGCTCCAAACTCTTGCCTTGTGGTTAGTTCATCATATTTCTGCCCTGCTGAAGTCAATCCAAACTGTGTTGCAACTAATGTAGATACTGCGGCGTTTGACAAGCCGACTGAAGTTCCTACACCAGAAGTCCCGATGGCTAATGCAATGTTTGGAGCTTGCTCCGCAAATGTTCTTACACCAAACTCAAACTTAGAACCTTCCGAAATAGCTTCATCGTATGTTCGTTTTGTTTTGTAGAATTTCTCTACCTTTTCACGAGACTCAGCCATTTCACCTCTGATCATCTTCATTTTTACATCGGCTGGAAGTAACGCTGAAGTAGGGGTAAGTCCCACTGGCACTCCAGTAATGTCCTCTACAGCACCCTCTGCTAGTGTTTGTATAATAGCAAACCCTCCTCCTAATTGCGTGAATGCGTTTTTAAGATCAGCCATAGATGTGTCAAATAGGTTGTAGTTTCTATTTGCGGCTTCCATAAACTGGTCAACAGTCTCTGATTTTGAGTTTATCTTCTCAAGCTCATATTTAGACTTTTCAGCAAGTGTTCTGTAGGCTGTTGTAGCATTTTTTATTCTACTCTTTACATCCTCAAGCTCATCAACTGGTTCGCTTGATATAATGTTCTGTAAGACACCATCTTCGTTTGTAATGACTTCAAACTGCACACCTGGGTTTCTCTCAGAAAGCTCTTGCATCTCTTGGTTGATTCCAGATATCATTTTTTGAAGGTCTCCCCTCGACATTTCTACATTTGTATATATATCAGTCTCTTGATCAGTGAGGTCTTTTTGTACCTGTCTAACTATCTCCTTGACACTATCTCTATCTGGACGGTCTTCGTAATAGTTTTCTATAGCCAATTTCTTAGCTCTGTCAATCTTTTGTTTTCTTACGGCTATAGTTCCAGCAAGATTGTATTGCTTTATCTTTTCCATAGTAGATGGATCAGAACCGAAATACTTCTGTATACCAGTCTCAATATCGTTTCTGTCAAAGCTTGAAGTCATCATCTTGTCTAGCTTGACATTGTATTCGCCGACTTTTTCTCCACCTTCAAGTTCTCTTCTTGCATCCTCTGGTACACTTACACCAGCGGCCTCAAGAGCTTTAAACAATCCTTTGAAGTAATTTTTATCATAAAACCCTGCTTCTGCTGATTCCATAGAGACGTCTATGTCAGCGTTGATGTTCTTGATATCCTCTTCTATTCTTCTAAACTCATCAATCTTTCTCTTACTATTGAGAGCAGAAGCCTCCTCATCAGTCATATTCTGATACAAGAAATTGTTTATGTCTGTAAACTGCTTTGATTCGTCCCCAGTACCCCTTGTAACTTGGAATTCACCAACAGCATCGCCCTTGGTTATCCTGATTACACCTCCCCTTTGCGGGTCTTGTACGTATTCAAATTGAAAATCAGGATATTGGCTCCTTAGGTTTTGTAGGTATGAAGCTTTGTCTGAAGTGTATGCTTCAAGTTGATTTGTAGAAAGCAACGCTCTTCTACTATCGGCAGGAGTCTGTATTAATTTCTTTACCTTTTCAATCTCTTGAGCTCTCTTATCTGTATCGCCTTCAAATCGTGTGCCCTTAAAGAACTGAATAGGTTGTAGGTCAATTTCTGTAACCTCACCAGTGATATTGTCTGTAACTAATAGGGCGTCACCTATACCAGTTTCTTCCACACTATACCCTTTTGCGGTAAGTTGTGATTGAAGGTCAGATATAGCACCCTCTTCATCTTTATCTATGAAGGACTCGTAATCAAACTTGCTTTCTGAAGCATCCGATAAGGTAGGTTGCTTTTCTTCCTTGATAGTAGATTCCGTAGCGCCCTCTTGAGAAGTAGGCTGAAATTCGTCTTTTTTTTTTAAACCTGTCTTTGTCTGAAATGCATCAGTAGTATATCTATTTTTAAATGTAGCATCTAAGCCAGATATCCATGTGTACATCTGTTGATTGTAATCAGCATCATCCTGCATTTTAGAGATAAACTCTTCTCTGGAACGCCTACCTTGAAATGTAGTGTCCTTAGATGAAATCCAGTCGTAAAGTTCTGACAAATATTCGTTCATATTATTAAGGTGCTTGTGTAGTAGTTGTTTGAGCTGCTTGCTCTAATTGTTGTGCAATCTCAGGTCCCGTTGAAACTCCAACATTACCAATTTTATTTCCGTCAAGTAGTATCTCTCCGTTTGATATTGTTATTCTACTAGGCGCAATACCAACTTCATTGGCCGCCTTTTGAACTGAAGACTTAACTTTGTTTGCATCTGCTCCAGCAACATCTATAAGATCAACATTAGATGTACTTACACTAGTAGCCTTTGTAGAGAATGTACCAAAGTTGCCTGAATTGTTAGGATCTAAAATATCTGGATTTAGATTACCAGTAATTGATCTTTGGTTAAATTCAGATCCCACGCCAAGGTGGCCAGCAATTTCATTACCAACTTCTTTAGCGGTTTTACCTTCAGTGTTAACGTTTAGCAGGTTTCCGTTTTTATCTCTTAATTTTATAATACCATTAGCATCAGGGGCAACTGTACCAGTATACCCTTTTTGAGATAATGCTGATTGTAATGCAGAGAAATCTCCTTTAGTAACAAAATCCTGTACTAGAGATGCTACATTAGTATTTGTTGTAGCAGCTCCACTTTTTGTTTTAGGTGAAACATATTGTTGAGCTGTCTTGAATGCTAATTTGTTCTCCAAAGAAGAAACAACCGCATCCTTTGCAAGTTCTTTTTGCTCGGGCGTAAGTGTTGGTGTAAGAACACCATTAACATACTCCATCTGAACCTGCCCTATATTTTTTGTTACAGTTTCCATGATGGGCTTTCCTTGTTTATCATACCCCTTTACTCTTTCATACGTTACGGTTCCAGAAGGAGCCTTAGGATCGCTGGTAGGGTCTAGATTTAAATAATCCATAAGAACAGAAGCTGTTCTCTGGTCACTGCTCAATATTGATTTAACGCTATTATCACGCCATTGTTGATAGGTGGGGTTTAGTCGTGCATTTTCTAAGTCTTTAGTAGAACTAACAGCTAACTCCCATGCGGCAGTATTTTGAGCCATCTTAGTGGTTTCAGACTCAACATCAATAACCTCAAACTCTTGAGCTTGCACATTGTTAAATGATCTAACTGGTCTAAGGCTATTTTCGTCCATCTTACCAGTTTTAGGATCTACGTTAGCAAAGTATGGCGACCCTGAATTTGGATCGTAATATATCTTTTTGTTTTTCAAGTCCACAAACTTAGCCATTTCTTGCAGAATAAACTGGTTTCCTTTGCCGTCTTTTTCACTAAGTTTTTTGTATGTCTCGTTATATGATTTTAACGCACCATTAAGATCGGTCCATCCATCCATAACGTTTTGACTTACAAGCTTTGAGTCGTTCACAGATCTCAGACCAGCTTTCATAATCTTATGATTCTGCATCTTAAAGTCCCTCGCCTGCTGAGCCATTTCCATGGCCCACTTATTAGCAGACGGGTCCAATCCCTGCTCATACTCATTAAGCTTTTGAAGCTCTTCTTGTTGAGTTTTTTCAAGCTCAAATTTAGCTGTCTCTCTACGCTGAGCTTCTTTAAATAAATTATCAGATATGGTCTTGGTAAGACCTGCCCAGTCTATTACCGACTTATCTAAATCTCTTTCTTGATATCCGTATCCCATTATCTACTGTGTTATAGGAGGTATATTAAGCTGAACTGGTTGGATTGTTGTCCCAGTTAATGGTTGAATACCTGCCATGGGCATGGTTATAGCTGTTTGAACAGCTCTTCCACCAACCGTTAATCCAGCTGCTAAATTCTGAAAACCTTGTTGAGTAATACCAGCATCTAGCATAGCTCTTCTTGCTTGCCTTGCATTCATGTCTTTGTACATACCTGTTTGTTGTTGATATGCTTGCGCTGCTCCTAACTGACCTTGTCTGGCTGAAAATAAGGGTCTACTTTGTTGATACAAGCTTGCAGCCTGCCCTAGTCCAGAAATTGCCCCAGCAAAATTCATTGCTGCTGCTTCTTCTCTTTGTGCGGCTTCTTTTTCAAAACCAATTGCCTCTTCTAAACTTATAGAAGCAAGAGCCCTGTCTATCCTAGCTTCTTCTTTAGCAATCATTTTATCTCTATCATATATAGCTTCACCCATTTTCTCCCTAGCCTTCTCTGTCTCACCAGATGCAGCGGCATATAATTTACCCATACCAGCGGCCAATGTTCTTTCATCCGCCTCCTGCAAGCTTGTTAAGGATTGTTTCTGCTGTGCAGTCATCTCCTTCATCATCCTTTCATAAGACTCTAAAGGAACTTGGACACCTTCTAATCTGTTTAAGTCTAATCTTTGTTTTGCTTGTGCTAACGCTGCGGCTGAGGCTCTCTGAGCATCTTTAGCCATCTTATTTTGTTTTAGGCCTTGGGCAATTTGAAAACCAGTCCCTAATACTGCTACCCCTGCGCCAATTGCTGCTGCTATTCCTGACATAATTTCTTTTTTTCTTTTATAACTATCTTCGGCAAATCTCTGTAATTATCTGTATAGACATCTGCCTCAGCTTCTTCAAATGTTTTCGCATCTGTTTTATATACACAACACCAATTGGTGTCTTCATGTATATATAGAACTCTCTGTGTCCCTGTCTGAGTGAATATGGTGTGTGGCCCTACTATGGTTTTAATTTCACCTTCGTCGGTTAAATACGACACCTTTCCTTTCAACAGAAATGATGGATGTTGTTGTTTGTGTATCATGCTAACGACTATAGAGCCCTTTGGCATAAACAACTCCCTTGTGTAAAGCCCACCCTCTAGGGTTTGCTTTAAAGGGAACATCTCTTTCATCTCCTCAGACTGTGGGTTACCAGCCTTGTGTTCCAAAGATCCTTCAATAGATAGTAGTTGTTCCTTGAATGTAGCAATCTTTTCCCAGAGTATTCCTCTGTTTTGATGAACATACTTTAATATATCCTCATCATTGCTTTTTTTCTTAAAAACAGATTTTACTATCTTAATTAAATTCATTCAGTGCAAATATACTAAATTTTTATGGAAAACTCTTAAATAGAGAGGATCCTATAGCATATATTTCTGTTGGGATTGATGACACATTTGTAGGCAGTTCTAAGTCATACTGCATATAGTAACCAGTTGTTCCGTAAGATTCCGCCACATTATTCTTTATGTAAGCTAAAAAGACTCCAGCTGAAGGAATTGAACCTCCACTTACAGTGGTGTTTACGGCTATGGTCCTACCAGTTACATTGGTTATATCCCCAACTAAAGCAAGTCCACCTCCTGTCTGTCTATACATTTTGTCACCTACGGATATCATACTATCTAATCGGAATGAAAATGTAACAATAACGGCAGACGGATCAGCAGAAATTACGCTATCACAAGATCCAATTCCTTGTAAAGACCTCATTTCAAGTACACCATCATCTTCATTTCTTCTAATGTGTGCGTAATAATCGCCCTCCTTTAAACTAAACCACGCCCTATCTATAAACCCAGAACCTAAATCGCTAGTTAGAGTACAATTCCATGGGGCTGAGCTTTCAAGACTTATGGTTTTAAAAGTTTTTACAGTAGACGGCTCATCATTCATTACACCTCTAATTGTAGATGGATATTGAGCTCCGTAGAAGTTATTTCTGGCTCCTGTGTTGTGTCTATACAACCTTCCATTCTTAAATGAATAGAAGTAATTGTTCATGCCAACCATTGCCTCTGGATTAAATGAGTAAAAGGACGGCCACCCTTTTGCTCCTTCGCTATATGTTAATGTGTATATCATTAGTCTACTATTGTGTAATTATTAACGTTAACATTTTCGTAGTTGGTATAGCTATATACGTGTCCTCCTATTGAGTCCTCGAAGTCAGCTACAGCTAACTCTAGACTAGCAAATGGACCAAATAAATCATCAGATAAGTCAATCGTACTTCCAATTGGATACTCAGATTCAAATGGACCTACCCCCGTTCCGTTTATAAGATCATAATACCAATCTCCGTTAGTTAATTCTATAACAACAACTGAGTTTACAGACCCTCCTAGCGGATCAACGTCATCTTGCCAAGACCAATCCTGTAAATAGAAATGATCTGTATCGTATCCAACTGGAGTGGCATCTACAGGACATTCAATACCCTGGATATACCATGCCGTACTTGTATTTACACCAGTTACTCTAATAGTAACCTTTGTTGGATATGCTGTGTTTTTGTTAAACTGTAATTTAACCTCACCATTGGACGCTAAAGGAGTTCCAGTAGGATAACCTCCGACAACACCTACCTGATTACCTACAGATCCATCGCCAGACGTTGGTCTAGACACAGTTGTGCTTGCTATATCGGCAGAAGTAAAATTAACAGATCGAGTTGGTTCTGTTGTGCTTTGAGCAAAGTTAGTTCCATCAAACTCATAGACAGGTAATGATGTGGCGCTTGTGATCTCAGTTGTGTAACCAGGTGTGCCAGGTAAACCATCACCAACAAACAAAGAGTCGGCCACTACAGATCCGTCCCATAGTAATTCAAATCTATCAGGAATACTTACGGATTCAAACTGAACTGTAGCTACACCTGTGTCTGTTCCTAATTCAAGCTCTAACTCATATATACCTTCACTACCGCTTGTGGAAAGTGTGTCAGAACACTCGATTTGAGGTTCTATATAATCCCAAACCAAATACAAATATTGATGATCCGATGGGTTTGCGTATGTAAATGAAGCTTCATACACGTCTGTCGCAGGGTTATTTATTGGAGTTGCTTCCTGAAGGAGAGGACTTAATGTGTTGATATCACTCTCATCATATAGCGTATCTGAAACAAGATATTTAAATTTATCTGAGTCCCACTCCGCTAAATCTCCTGCCAATTTCTTATATCTCATTGTAACAGTAGCCCCTTCCTCTGGAATTGCTCCAGAAGACTCATAGCTAGTAAATGACTCATATAAAGATACTGGACCCACTCCAAATGTCACAGAATCAGTGGTCACTGGACTTGTATGTCCATTCGCCTCCCAGAAGTATTCGTGATGAATAGACTGAGTTTCCATTTGATCTGTATTTTTAACTATTCTTATAACAGTGAGTTGCTGCGCCTGAACACAACCAAAGTTAAGCTCATAAGTTGCCGAGGTTGGGGTTAAAACAACAACACAATCGTTCACGTTAAACACATCTCTTGAGAACGTTAAGGTTCCAGTCCCTGTCACAGACTGATCAATAACATTTGTTCCGTCGTATGTAACTAAAACATGAAGACTTCCAGAAGTAACACTGTAGTCTATATCGACATCCCCATTATATTCACCTAGGTTTACTGTGTACGTGATAGGTGTGCTAGAAGTTTGTTGAGCTACTGTAAATCCACAATCAACAGTGTCTGTCTGAATATCAAGAGGGTCATCTGTAATGGATAGTACGTATTCATTCATGTATGGATCGTAACACCCTAATTTTATATTGTTCATATTGTCTATGAACTCATCTCTAAACCAAGACCGCATTCCTAATGAAGAAATAACGCTTAATTGATCTCCAGGACCTTGACCACCTCTAAGATTTATTACAGATCCTCTTTTGGAGTCTGTAAAAAATACGTCAAAACCATGAACGGCAAAACTTTCAGGGTTGTTGCTAATACCAAACTCTTCAATGCGTGCCATTTGAGTTCCTAGTACAGCAGGAGTCGACACAATGCTACCCCCTGCTCCAGCATCAGACAATAAGTTTTTATCTAAAAGAACATATGATATCTTATCTTCCTGAAGGACTAGTATGTCCTTCTGTCTTGCGTGAAGAACCTCAATAGGTCCAAAAGATTTCTCTAAAGTTTTGAAGTTAACAAGCCCTAGGTTAAACTCATTTAGTTTATTTAGGTTGGTTTCGTCGTTATAGACACCACTATACGTAATGTCGGCGTACCTGTGCGACTCCTTATAATCTTGCTCCGATACAGCCGTGACTCTAGCTCCTATTTTAAAACCAGGTTTTGCTAAGCCATCTTCTATCTTGAAGCTCTCAACTCCATTACCAAAAGAAAAACAGTTGTACATGTCTAAATCTACAACACAATTGCTTACTGCGTTTTGGTTTTGAACATTTCCAGTGTGATATCTGTCTTCTGTTATTGGATAGCTATTGAAACTCTCGTAATAAATCTCGTTTGTGTTTTCCTCTGGGACAGTTTCAAAAACAAGAAGAGCTCCAGCTCTGAATACCTGTATATGAACGTCCATCCAGTAGTTACGACCATTACACTTGCTTCCAGCGTGTGTAAACGTAAGGTAAGATTCATAATTTGAAGTCCCCTCTGTACCAGCTTCAGCCCAACGAATCCCTGTTACACCTTCACCAGCATTATATCCTCCTTGAAAAAAACTAAAGAACCCACCAGAGAAAGTCCCTACGCTTTCGTCAAAGTCGGCGCTTGGGGTCGTATCATCGCTACTCTCCGTGGCTGGATTGTTTGTTGGGTTATTAAAGTCTATGTTTTCACCTATAATGAAATCATGTAGATTGTTATAATCTCTGGTGGCCGTAAAAGTCCTATCGAATTTAAATCTCCTAGACCCGCATCTGTAACCAGACCCGTTTCTTGTGTTTGAAAAGAATATACGAACCTCACTTCCAGATGGAATATCATAATTTATATATGTCCCTGGGTTAGCATCATCTTCGATATATGTTGGGTATGCAATGCCATAACCATTTTTTTTACTCTTCGCCCCCTTATCAATATCTCCGTATTCTGGTTCTGATATACTATATTGAGTGGGCCTCAACTTCATATAAACACCTGAGTTGGGAGGGAGCTCATCTGTCTCGTCTATAAAGTGCTTTTCTTTTGTACCAAGATCTAAAACCTTTGTTTTTACAACATCTGTAAGCGGGCCGTTTGAGGCAGTTTTTACAATAAGGTTGTCGCCATTTTTGAATTTAGTCTGATTGTCACCCTCTAATTTAACCCACCAAACAGATTCCTGAGAATCAAAATAATATTGTTTAGCGTATATAGTCTCGTAGTTGCCCTTACTTGGCTTCATGACAAGTCTATATCTCTTCGCCCAACTTGGAGCTAAATGTTTTATGGTTGCCTGTACTGCGTTTTTATTTATGGAGTCTTGAGGCTCAACATAAACGGTGTTGTTGTTACACACTAGCGCTGTTGAAGCTCTGTTGTATTGGTCTAGATAAACAATACCAACCTCATAATCTCTATTACTGTGTAAGCTTTGTCTGTTTCCCTGTTCTGTTACAGATACCGTAGTCTCTGCCATTAGGAAATATTCATAAGCAAAAGTCCCCTGGGTTACATTACTCTCGAATTCGACAGCAGGAACTTGCAGACTCAGTGTGTTTACAGAATGAGAGACGACAAAGCCTTGGTCTGATGAAGTAATGCCACCATCAGAAAGATCCCAGTCTCCGCTTGCATGCATAGTTAGATTTGAGAAAAACAAGTCGCTTAGACTATAACCATCACTTTCTGTGCCTGGAAATCCAGTTGGATCTGTTAGTTCTATTGAAGACAAAAAATCGGGGTCTGTAGCTAAATCATTAACAGAAGAGTAGTCCCTAGGAAATATGAATTGAAACGTTTCCTGATATTCGTTTTCAACCTCACTTCCGTCAACATACGAAGCATCTCCACCAAAGGAGTCGTGTCTTATGTTGAAATCTATGTTTAAACTACCACCCTCAATTAGCTCAACATCTGTTAAGTCAATATCTAGCCTTGAATCTGTTATAGTCACACTACCCCCAGATATTGTATAGGCATTTCCATTAGATTGTCCCTCTGGTATAGGATTAAATCCTATATCTTCGTTAATAAGCTCAAGGTCATAATCTAAAACAGTGTCAACGTCATATCCGTCAATGTAATTAGCATACATAATTCTGTTACCAACTGTTGTTTGTGCCTTTGCATATTTTGGAACATTGTCATACAGTCTCAGTAGTTCACTTTCTGCCAGTGTGGTATAGATCTTTTGATTTGTAAACTCAATAGATACATCAGAACTGTCAGGCCATCCACTGTCTAACTTATTGTATTTTTCTACAACGTTTATAACGTTAGAATTAGACAACTTAAAACACAAGTCAACCCCAACAACATCACTAGGACCAGTGTTGAAAGTTACTTTAGCTGAATTTATGCTGTTTTTCATACCAACCATGTCATAGCTTCCATAGTCTAATTTAAACTGACCAGGACTGAAGGCTAAGTCTGAAAACTCAGAGATAGCAGAATACTCTCCGTCTTTATATTTATATCTATATGCAAACCTTATGAATTTATCATCCATGTAGTTTTGCTTAGTTGCCTTTTTAGACAACTCCAATACAGGTGCGTTTACAGGTGGTTTAACTATTACAGATATATCATCCTCTGTGATCTGGTCGACACCAGATTCAGGATGAGGATAAGAACTTTTTACATTAATACGTCTCGGCTGGTTATAATTGTCAGTAAAGAAAAGAAAATCATCAATCTTATCTATACCATTCATAAGGTATTGATTGTTGAAATTTAGAACTGTAACAGATACAACATGATAATTAATTGAATCAGTCCTAGCGTTGTACGACAATATCATATCTGCCTCGTCAGAGGTAACAAACCAGTAAATAGTTTCGTTGGTCCCATCTTCGAATGCACCAAGACACTTAGCGTTGGTTAATGTAGACCCCTCAAATTCAGGTGTAGCTAAAAGCTCATTACCAATAGCATTTTCAGCACTTAACGCCTGTCCGTCTTCGTCTGATGACACACGGATATTTAACGCATCTATATAATCACCAGCAGGTATTAATCTCTCATCCAGACTCTTATTCATTCTGGACCCAACAAAGTTCTTATTTATCTTCATTCTAATTTAACCATTTTTGAGCACCTCTCATGTTCATAAGTAGACGCCCTGGATGAATGTTGCTTAATCTTATTTTTGCGTTTCTCAGCAGAGAACTTTTGTCTTTTCTAGCCCTGTTCACAATGTACTCTTGAACACCAAACTTGGAATTAAGTATAGCATACTTGATATATGCATATATATAGTCCTCAAACATTTTGTTTAAGCTAACCTTTGCGTCATCTCCGTTTTCCATTCCGTCGGAAACATACTCCACAACGACAATTTGATCAGCCATATCTGAGCTGAAACTTATAACACCTCCAGCCTTGTTTATTTTAAAGGTTGGGTTAGCGTTTGCGGTTTCGGTATTTAGCCCGTATCTGGCTCCTATTGGGTAGTCAAAAATCCACTTGCCCTCTACCTGATATCCTAAAGCTCCATTCATCTTTCCGCTTCCTAGATATTGTGTCTTCTGCAAGCCGTCAGCACGATCATTGTCTAATATACCAGTTCCTACAAGCACATCTCCATCTTCATCAAATAGAACACGACAATCATTATCTTGCAGATAACTTTTCGAGAAGTTGGTGTTTACATTCTCTGTAAGAGGCATTAAAACACCGTCTTTATACAATGATATTCTGACCCAGTTTGTATAATCTGGCGGCAGAACAGCTGTTGCGTTATCACAAACCGATAGTTCTACTACCTTAGTTTCTTTAAGGGCGTCATAGTTTAATTCCTGAATACCACGCTTTGCATGAAACAATACATTGTAACGCTCAACGTTATTGACTAACTTGTCGTTTCCGACATACATAAGCATGAAGTTGTTTACAATATCATCTAAAGATATGTATTGATACGATCCCCAGTTTTGATCTTCTGGGCTTGATCCGTTATTCTCGTAATATTGATATCCTGTTATATATGCCATTATCCTTGTTTTTGTACTTCTTTAACTTCCTTATTAGCTCCAGCTTGATAAATGTCCGCCTCTCTTATAGATATTCCAGCGTATTGAAGTATCTTGTGAACCAATCTTGGCTCATCACTATCAGGTAATTCAAAATTTTGATAATCCGAAGCCCCTTGATCAAAAGCTGGTTCACCACCCGCTAGTGTTGTGTACGTCCATCTCGGATCCCTTGGCTTTCTAATATACTGTAATCTTACCTGTCCTACCGCATCTATAGTAGAAGGGTACATCGATATTGTAAGCTCACTCTGTGTGTACGCTGGCGTATTAATCTTTGGAGCTGTTAAATTAGACGCATTAAGCATTGTTATCTTTGAGTGAGATACTCTTTCAGACTCTTTTATCAATGTTGAAAGTTTATATATTGCGTAAGGATTTCCTGAAGTTGTTATCCCTGTTGAGTTAATGGCAGATATGTCTACTGTCAATTTATCTGTACCAACTAAAGCTGTAATAGTCAAAAATAAAATTTCATCTCCAATTTGAATAGCTACATAGTCACCAACAGACACTCCTAGTGATGGAAAATCCTGTGTTGAATCAACTATTAAATTATTCCCCACAGACGTACCATCCGTAGTGCTTTCTAAAAAAACACTCTGATACACTAAAACCTTATTTAAAAGATAATATGTATTATTATTGTTTGTTTCGTTTGGGGTGTTATAAACGTTAGATTGATTTCTGTAAAGAGAGTCCTCTACAGAAAATAGATCAATAACTTCCTCTAAATTTTTTACTATATCTGCATATTGACTTCCAGAAACTCTTGCGTTTTGCTTTGCAATCCATTCATTGTACCTGTAAAAGTAATTTTCAAAGATATCTAATTGAGCTTGCTTTGCATAAAGGTTAAAATCCGCTGGACTTATGTATCCAAAGTTCTGCTTGTTAGCTATAGCCAATACAGTATTCCTTACACTGTTTATCATCTGATAATATTTTATGCAAAGATAATCAAAATAAATAAACCCCTCCATTTCTGAAGGGGTAGGTGTATAGCGGTTAGCTATACAGGGGTTTAATCTTCTAGCTTGTTTTCCAACATAGACATAAGTTCAATACCATCGTCTGTTTGGAAGAAAGATGACAGCGTATGTATAGGTGAGTCACCAAAAGGAACGCTTAATAGCTTCTTTTTATTTTGAGGTAAATTGAAGTATATATCCTTGTTTTTGTTTTTCATCTTTAATAGACCTTCAGCAAGACATTTAGAAGCTAGACTTTGCAACTTTAACATAGGATCATTCAATGTGTTCAAAAAATCCTCTGGGTTGTTTCTAGCATATAATCTAACGTCTCGTTTGAGCTCTGCTGTAGATAGTTTGTCTACATTCAAAGAAAGAGCTATTCGACCTATAGTTTCAAGCATCTCAATGTCTAAGTCTTTTGCTGCGACTTGCGCTTCAAGCTGAGCGTCTAATGTTTCAACATCAACTGCTGCATCTTTTTCGTTATCAACCTCTTCAAAAAGAGTTCCATTACCTGGGTGATATGATAAAAATTCTTGTAAGACTGGGTTTTCCTTCCTTACAAATAACATACCATCTTCAAAAACAATGGGTTCTAAGATTGCATTATCGTCTTGCTCGTCTTCAAATGGTGAGCCTTGGTTTGATGCGTACCTTAGAGCTCTGTTTCGAGTTCCGTCAAAGTATAATAGTGGTTTTCTACGTGAGTTACGTGAATTAATCATAAAGGCTAGTGGAGCCTTATTGCCTTTTAACTTGTAAGTTTTGTCCTTAAGGACAGCTTGTTTTTTCATTTTAATTTAATTTAAAGTTTATAATAAAAAGGAGAGGGAGACGCTATGCGACTCCCCTTCCTTATAGTTTAATTCTTACTTGAATAAGAAGAAGTTGTTTGCACCTAGAGTACAAAGAGCTCTTTCTGATAAGAAATGAACTTCCATAGCGTCTAATTCGCTGTTAGAAGCACCACCAGCAGAACCTAAGATCCAAGATTTCATCTTACGATCTTCAGTTTCAGAAGCTCGGTAACGTACATGCAAGAATGGACGCTTAGCGTTTTTACCCATGATTTGGTCATAAACGTTAGTTGATCCAGCAGGTACTAGTACACCATCTACATTTCCACCAGTAATACCACCACGCATAGTAGCGTCGTTCAAGTATTTCCAGTCAGACTTGTAGAAGTCATATCCACGACGGAATCCAGAGAAACCTAGGTTCAAGGCCATGTCTTGGTCGTTGTCAAACAATCCGAAAGAAGAAGCTCCTTGAGTACCATAAGTATTCAATCCAGCCAAAACGTTATCGATCTCGAAAGAAAGAGCACGATTAACGAAAAGAACATTCTCCTCGATAGCTCCTTGCTTATCTAAACGAGTTACAATAGCGTCGATATCATCCAAATCTGCAAAAGAACCAGTAGTAGTGTTACCATCTTCCTCGATAGCGTAGAATAAACCTTTAGATCCTTTGTAACCTAAAGCGTAAGCTTCGCTTGTTTGTCCTGAAACATCTTCAGCTGGTACAGCTTCGATCATAGCAGTTTCTAGGTAATCCTCGAAACGCATACGAGTTTCGTGCTCAGACTTCAAATACCAAAGGTATCCTGAACCACCGTCAGTTTCTACTTCTACCCATCCGATTTGAGCCATGTCAGAACCAGATACTTCGTACTTATCTTTAAGGATGATAGGGTTGTTAGACTTCTCATCGAAAGGAGCCTCAAGACCATCTTCCATACCGTTAGTACCCTTCTTGAACTCAGAACCGTAAACGAATACGTCTACATCTGTGCCACTGTTGTCAGTACCGTCAGTTAATCCAGTGAAAGCAGGGATACCGTCAGCATCATATAATGCCACAGTAACGTCAGTACCGTCGTTTGCAGTAACGATACCCTTTGCTGATACAGTAGAGCTAGTTCCGTCAGAAATCATAACTGTCTGTCCTTTTCTAATAGCAGAGTTGCTAATCAAAAGTACAATCTCACCATCGCCATCAGCGCTGCCGTCTTTTACGACAACACCTTCGTGCTTAATGTGTAGTCTACCTTGCTCAGTCCACTTGATAAGGTCTGAGTTACAAGGCATTTCAGCTCCTACCAAACGAAGGAAAGAGCTTACAGATCGATTACCATACTTCTCGAATTCTTTTTCGTAAGTGTCTGGTAAGTATTGACTTAAAAAGTCAAAGTTAGTAATGTAGTTACCAGGTAGTGTTACCTGGCTAGGAGCTGGAGTTAAGCTCACAGATCCACCTAATGTTAAAGCCATTTTTAATAGTTTTTAAAAGTTTTTATTTTTTTGATCTAATCTTAAAATCACGGTCATATTTAGACTCTACAGCTCTTATCTTTAACCCTGCATTGTTAGACAACTGCTGAGGTGATGTTCTTACATTCATGTCAATGTTTTTTGACTTCTTTGTAACATCTCCCACGGCATCTGCTTTCCCCTTTTCATAGAAATAGGTGGCAAGCTTATCAGGGTTTAAGGCAGCACTTAAAGCCTTATGGTATCCAACATAATCTGTTACCATTCCGTTATCATCCAAATATTTTGAAATGAAATTGTTGATATCAGACTGAACGTTCTTTACTTCCTTAGCTTCACCAGGTGTAAAAACAAGTTTCTGATCACCGACTGTGAACTCAAAACCTTTGAATTCATCGTTGAAAAGCTCCTCAGTTTTCTGGGTAAAGTATTCCGCACGTCTACTGTTCTCTTCTTGGATACTTTGTGACTGTGATATATATTCCTTGTAGGCATTGTAAGACTCCATTTCATCTTCGTTGACAGGTGCACTAGCCGACTCGACTGGGACCTTGTACGTCTCCTTTAAATCATTGAAGTATTTCTTTGCCTTCGCAAGTTCTCTTTTTTTTGCGATTTGCTTCTGCTTAACAACCGAATCCTCATCCAATTCCTCGTCGTAAGAAAACTTCTCTCCCATAAGATATTCAATATCTTCTGAGTCTAAGTCATTTTCAGTTGTAGCGTAATACTCACGCAATACCTGATCTGGGTTTAACTCATCATAGTTGATTTGTAACTTCATGAAGTCGTTAATACCTCGACCAGTTTCCTTCTTGTATTTTAAGAAGGCTGATACGTCCTCTGGCAATTCATCGTTCTGCTCACGTTGAGCGAACAAATCATCAACAGAGTTTATCTCTTTGTTATATCTCTCTTTAATAAATGAAAGAACGTCTTCCTCCCCAAATTGAGGAGTGCTTTGTTCTACAGCCTGCTCTTCAACAGCTTCTGTAGTAGTCTCGACCTCAGAAGTTTCAACCTCTTCAGCCTGTTTTTCTTCATGCTGATCAAGCAGTTGTTCCTCAACCTCTTGAACAGATTTTTGTCCAGGTCCTGAGACCTCTTTTACTTTGATTTCCATATTAAATTTAATTTACGGCGCAAAATTACGCATTAATATTATTTATATTTTTAACGAGGTTCAAACTCGGCTAAATCAAAACCATCTAGCGTATCTTCATTAGACTCAAAGTTAATAGGAGGCAAGTCTTTCTTACGCTGCTCAATCAACCTTGACTGTTGCGTGTTCTGTTTGCTTATCCTATCATCCTTGGCTCTCTCTTTGTTGTCTTCTCTATCCCTCAGCAATTGAGCATCAGCCCCTCTTAACTGCATATTTAGATTAAACTCTAATTGCATCAGCTGAGTCTTAAGCTCAGCCTCGCCTCGAAGTTTCTCTAACGCAAACCCAGCTTCAGCCTGTGCTACCTGCATCTTAGACTGAGTCTCCATCTGCATTTTTTGAGCAGCCATCTGAGCAGCCATCTGTTGAGATTGCATCTGAGCCTGTTGCTGCTGTTGAACCTTCTGCATTTCGTATTGCTGCCTAGCCTTTTCTTTTCTTTTTCTCTTAACTTTAAGTAATTGATTTGCCAGCTTTACATTTCTTACTTCACGTATATCTATAGCGTCGTCCAAGTCAATAGCTTCACGAGACAGTGCTACTTGAATATTTTGCTCAAGTTGTTGTTTTTCTTCATCGTCTGGAGCTACCTCTATAAATATGCCGAAGTCATATATATGTAGGTCTTTTATCTCATCCAAAAGATTAACATTGTACTTACCTATCTGCATTACAAACTCATCCTTATACGGGAAGTATTCTAATGCATCTGAAACTCTACACGATAGAGCCACAGACAAGTCTCTGGTTATATCAGTAAGACCATCTAATATATGTCTTGTTGCGGTGTTGCTATTCAATGCTGCTAATTTCTGTAAACCAACTAAAGAATTAGGATCTGGCATAGTACCATCTCTAGCTTCATTTAGTCCAGTTACATCTCTAAGCATTTGCATGTAGTGATTGTAACTTCCTATAAGGCTGGATATCTTAGCTTGTCCAGAGTTCTTAGATAATTCTTGAATTGGAACACGAGCATTATTAAACTCGCCATCTTGAGTATAACTTCTACCAACAACAGAACCTGTCTGGAAGTAAAGTCTAAGTGCATCTTCAGGATTATAGCTTGCTCCATTTCCAAGATCTACTTCATTCAAGCCATCTGCGTCAATAAATACACCATCTGGCACTACCTTCTGTATCACCTGTTGAAGTTTTAGGTGCGTCATCTGGATAAGATCTGCAAATGGAACCATGCGTCTTAATAAAGATTCTATGTTTCCTTTGTACATCCTTGGTGCGCATGCTACATAGTTTGACATTGCGTTTTGAGAAGCAGACTTTGGTCTAACCATATTCTTAGCTAGCTCCCACTTCAAAACAATATTGGTTCCCATGACCATAACTCCTTCGTACCATACTTCTATCTTCTTTTCGATTTTTTCAAACCCTCTTTCTTCCATCATGTCTTGTGGTGGGTTGAATTCATCATCTTTTTCGATAACCTTTTCACCCTTCTTCTTATATACCATCTTTTTAGTGGTCTTATAATTGAAGTATAATAGTGTTACGCTATCGTTGTTGAATAAAGAATTTTCGTAGTATTGTGTGGTTCTATGGTAGTTATGCCAATCTTGGCTAAATTGACCAATAGTTTTTAAGTCCTCGTTTGTTATTGCAGGGTCTATTTTTACGACCTCCGTAATAGGAACCGTCTTGACCTCTCCCCAATAGAAGCAATCATTAAAATTCGGATCTTCCGTATAACTATATACCAAGTTTGCTGGGTCAACATAATTAGCAACGATCCCTGCACCTGGAAGAAATTCATGCTTAACAGATCCAATACCCAGTGTAGTAATGTCGTATAATACTCTTTTTCTGGTATCTTCATATTTGTTTTCTAGTAGAATGGTATTTATCACAGCCTCTTCTGCAAGTTCTATAGAAGATTTGTAATTAAGCTGCATGTGTAGTTGCAACTCCTCATCATTCTCTGGAAGTTGGTCTTGAGGTGTGTTGAAAGCATCAACCCCAAAATCATTTCTTATCTGGCCCAAAAGATCTTTAGAGACCATGTCAGCCTCTATATTGTCTTGATAAGCGTTTCTCTTTTCTGCGGACATTGCGTCCTGTGCGTAAGCCTTGACGTCAAACATTCTGTCTGACATCCCGTTTACGACTATATCTACGAATTTAGGTAGAATTGGAACTGGTGTCCAATCTAAATTCATGTATGATAAATCTCCGTCTACAGATAGTTCATTCTTATATTTAGCAACAGATTGTTCTGCTCTAGCATATAGTCTCAACTTGTGGAATGCATCCCATTGGTTGTAGAACTTTGAACCTCCATTGTCTCTCTTAAACCACTCGTACTGAATAGCCTGTCCTATTTGTAGACCAAACTCTTTTGTATTCTTCGTAGAGTCAGGTACGTATTGACTTGGAAATGAAGACGGGTTTATAGCTATTTTTACCTCTTTCATCTAATTATTTCGCTAAATCGTCCTTGGTTATTATATCTTGCAAAGTTAATGCTTATTTTTGACTGTTTTTTAACGTCTTGATACACATGCTTCTGATTTGCCATAATGGCTAAACCTGAGCTAATAGACGCATCAAACTTGGTTCTGTTGTTTATATCGAACCTAGCCCAGTCTTGTAGTGTTCTCGA